GCTGACAAGGATTTAGATTCTATGAAAGCAAGAAGAGACGATGCTGATTTTGAAGTTAGAGAAGAAGTTGTTTACGAACTCGAAGTATCTGAAGAAGATGATATGGAAGAAGGGTATAAAGAAGAGGAAATGGCTGAAGGTCAGGGTTATGATGACCGTGAAGACGAAAGAGAAGGAATGAAGCATGGTAAAATTGCTGACAAGGATTTAGATTCTGAAAAAGCAAGAAGAGACGACGCACATTTCGAAACAAGAGAAGGTGAAATGGAAGAAGGAGAAGCAACTGAAGAAGATGCTGAAACTACAGAAACTGCAAGAAGTAATGCTTCATTGAGAAAATATCCTAACGCTAAAACTGCAAATCCTAATGTCAAAGACTACGCGTCTGATAGATTAAGACCTGCAGTAAGAGAAAACGAATCTGAAAAAGAGTTACAACAACTTAGAGAAAAGAATGAAGAGTACCGTAAGGCACTTAACATCTTTAAAGATAAGTTGAATGAGGTTGCAGTATTCAATTCTAACTTGGCTTACGCTACACGTTTGTTTACAGAAAACACTACTACTAAGCAAGAAAAAATCAATATCCTCAGAAGATTCGATTCGGTAGAAACATTGAAAGAATCAAAAGGACTATATAAAACTTTGAAAGAAGAATTCGATGGCAAGTCAGCAAATACAATTTCAGAATCTATGTCTGAAAAAGTATCTAAGACACCTGTTAAAGGTTCATCTTCAAATCTTATAGAGTCTAAGACATATGAGAATCCACAGTTCATGAGAATGAAGGATTTGATGTCAAAAATAATTAAATAAAATAAAACTTAAAATTAAAAATTACTAAAATGGGAGCATTATTAGAATCAGGTCTTGTTGGTAACATTGGGTTAAAACACCTAAAAGTTATCAAAGAAGACACAATCAACAAATGGGACAAGTTAGGTTTCTTAGATGGCTTGAAAGGTCACTTGAGAGAAAACGTAGCACAATTATACGAAAACCAAGCGTCTCACTTAATTAACGAAGCTGCAAACGCTTCTGACTCAGGTTCATTTGAAACTGTAGTCTTTCCTATCGTTAGAAGAGTATTCTCGAAATTACTAGCTAATGATATTGTATCAGTACAAGCAATGAACTTACCAATCGGTAAATTGTTCTACTTCGTACCTAAAATTCAACAAGCGAACGCTAACGGAATCAATGGCGAACACTATAAACCTTACGGAGCACCAGGAGGTCCTTCTTCAACAGACACAGGTTACACTGCAGGTCAAAAGAACTTGTACGACCAATTCTATGAAGGAGCAACACCAAATTCTGACCCAGCTGGACTATTTGATTATTCAAAAGGACAGTATAGTGCAGTTACTAAAACATTAGTAAACTACAAGTGGGATGGTAGTACCTTAGTAGAAGCTACATCAAATGATTACACAGGTGAAACAAGACAAGTAATTGTCGCGTTGTCAGGTTTCTCAGGAGACGGAGCAGGTAAACTAATCGGTCCTGATGGTAATGCAATGGACACTGAAGAATTCTTAGCTTCATTAGAAGTTTATTCAGGTGCTAATTACTTCAACTTCAATGTGGTAACACAGAAGTATGGTAAAGGTATCGTTCAGTACGGTGCTGAAGAGTCAACTAACTTCCCTGGTGGAAAATATGACAATATCTGTAGTGCTGAAGGTATTATCTACTTAGCTGTAGATACATCGGTAGTAGCTGGTATTGGTACATCTTCTTTGGATGGTTATTCAGGTACAACTTACGCAGCGTCACCTTCATTCACTTCTTCATACAGAGTCTACAAAACGTTAGAATTTGAAGATGCAATTGGTGAAGTTTCTTTCGACCTTGAAGCAGTTACTGTTTCTGTAACAGAAAGAAAATTAAGAGCACAATGGTCTCCAGAACTAGCACAAGACGTTTCTGCATTCCACAACATCGATGCTGAAGCTGAATTAACAGCTTTATTGTCTGAGCAAGTGGCAGCGGAGATTGACCGTGAAATCTTAAGAGACTTGAGAAAAGGTGCAGCTTGGTCATTACGTTGGGATTACAACGGATGGAAGAGAGTATCTAATGGTTCAGTTAACTATAACCAAAAAGACTGGAACCAAACGTTGATTACTGCAATTAACCAAATCTCGGCTCAAATTCACAAATCAACTCTTAGAGGTGGTGCTAACTGGATTGTAGTTTCTTCTGAAATTTCAGCAATCTTTGATGACTTGGAATACTTCCACGTATCAAATGCGGCACCAGACCAAGACCAATACAACATGGGTATTGAGAGAGTAGGTACGTTATCAGGTAGATATCAAGTTTACCGTGACCCTTACTTCCCACCTAACACTGTATTGATGGGACATAAAGGTTCTTCTTTATTGGATACAGGGTACGTTTACGCACCATATGTACCATTACAGTTGACACCAACTATGTATAACCCATTCAACTTTACACCAATCAAGGGTATCATGACTAGATACGCTAAGAAAATGGTTAATAACCGTTTCTATGGTGTTATTACAGTTGATGGTGTTAGAACGTTCGATATGAACTCTTTAAGATAATATATCTTAATACCAATAATAAAGGGGACCTTTTTGGTCCCCTTTTTTTATTTAGTATACTTTCTTCTACAGTGTGGAGAGTCTTCTCCGTAGTACATACACCTTAAAATCTCATTTTCAACTCTAAGTGGTTGAAACTCATCCCCATCACTTGGTCTATGACCTTTAGTTATTGCCTTTCTAATTAGCATTTCGTTACTGACAACTTTACTAATCATATGATTTCTGTCCATTAATAAATTAATTACTATATTTTTAAATTTATTGCATAAAAAAAGGGAGTTAAACCCCCTTTTTTCCAACTAAACTAATATCATCCTTCAGTTTTGACTTCAGGTTCACCTGTTGGTTCCTGATGTTCACTGGCTGGTGAAGTCAGTGTTCTGATAGCCTTAGAGACCGTTTCAGATTCTTCAATATTAAACGCTCCTCGAGTGTGTGATGCTCTTGCTGCCTGAACTAAGATGTATAAACCTTGGTCAGGTGTTAGATTCTCAATAAACGAGTTAAGGTCGTCCATATTGTTGTAGTTAATTGTGTTAAACAATTGACCAATTGGTTTAGGTCCCTCTTGTACGTTTTCGTCGGTGTCTTGAGTTAATTGTTCACTCGTTGTTTGTTCTTCTACTACTGTATTAGTAGGTGATGTTGTTTTTTTACTTTTTGCCATTTTGAGAAATATTGTTTTGTTTATCTATTTCGTAATATTTATATAATGTATAATAGAAAATATACAATAGTCAAGTTATGAGTAAATATATTCTAAGTGAAGATTTAGCGGTTTGGTTCGGAAAGAAAAAGAAAAAGAAAAGTTCATCACAACCTAAAGGTCCGTGGGTTAATATTTGTAAGAAAAAGAAAGGTGGGGGTCACCCTCCTTGTGGAAGAAAAGACTCGGATAAGGGTGGATACCCAGTATGTAGAGGTGCCGGTGTGGCAGGAAAGATGTCACAAAAAGAAAAAGATTCTGCATGTCGCAGAAAAAGAGAAAAAGAAAAAAAAGACACTCAATCGGGTAAAGGACAAAAACCAACTAGAATCAAAGTTAAAAACTATAAAAAAGAATCTATTGATAAATTAACATATATGATATTAGAATCGATAGTGAATGATAGTGTTTTATGTGACAATTGTGGTTGGAATTGGAAGATAGAAGATGGTGGTGATGATTTATATATGTGTCACAAGTGTGGTAATGATAATACACCTAAAATCACTGAAGATGACACTAAAGAGGTAAACCCTTCTAGTAAAGTAATTAAAAGTATTTGTGATTCCAAAAAATTCTGTAGTGCTCAAGGTCCAATTACTTTTGGACAATTAAAGAGCATTGTGTCTGCAGCTAGAAATAAAAGATTAGCCAAACATATTGGTGAAGGTGGGTTTAAAGCGTTCATACGTTTATTGCCGTGGTTTATACCTCAAATAGTGATTGCAGGTATGGTTGGTTCGGGAATGAGAGCGTTTAATAAAATTTTAAAACCAACATTAAAAGAAACTCCAACATATAAATCATGGTGGTCAAAGACCATAATGAGTATTTTTAATATAGCTGAAGGTGATTTGGGAGGTGGTGACCCACTTAGTAAAATTTTCTTTATTAGTGATGGGTTAATGAAGTTAATGGATGAGGGTAATAAGTTAAAATTTGCTTACCATATTTCTGACATAGCATCTGATAGACCTGATGATGAACCAGTACCTGAATTTTTTGTTGAAAATGAGTTAAGGGATTGGGTGAATAAAAGGTTCTTATTAGACCCACCATTGGCACCAAAAGAACTTCAAAATTTTGATGATGTTGTTATTCCATCTAAAAAGTCAGATGATGAGGTGAAGTTAATTGAGACTTTATTACGTTCATATACTAATGCTGTTGAAACAATGTCTGAAGATGTTAAATACCATATTGATAATAACATACCTTTGAGTGATAATATTTTCAGGACCGGTTCACCAAAATACTTTGATGTTATTAATGAAGCAAGAAAGTTGAGAGAAAAAGGACTTTATAAGAATGAATTAGATAACGAGTTGTTGGATAGCGATTTGGGTAAGTTCTTTATATACGAAGGTGAGAGACTACCTTTGGATTTCCCAATGATTAATGAGGCTGAATATAAGGGTAAGAAAGTAGAATTAGGTAAACCTAAGAGTGGTGGACCTAAGAAGTGGTATGTATACGTTAAAAACCCTAAGACGGGTAAAGTTAAAAAGGTTAGTTATGGTTCTCCTGTTATGACCGCTAAATGGAATGACCCAGGTGCTCGTAAGTCATTTGCTGCCAGACACCAATGTGCAAAGAAAAAAGACAAAACTAAAGCTGGTTATTGGGCGTGTAGAGCACATAAAGATTTTGGTAAAAATGTACCAGGAAGATTTTGGTAATGATATACAAACAGAAAAATATTAGTAATCATAAATTTAGAAGAGTATTTACAGAAAATGTGGATTCTGAAGAATTAATATGGCATAGAGACACAAGTGACCGTAAGGTATTTGTGGAATCATCTGACGGTTGGATGTTACAGATGGATGAGGAACTACCTCAGGTCTTGCAAGAAGGACAAACGTACATTATCCCTAAGATGGTATATCACAGAGTAATTAAAGGTACTGGTGACCTTAAAATTACTGTTGATGAGGGTTTTAACAAATTTAGGGTACCAAAAGTGGTCAGAGAATCAGTTAAGAAGAACTTATATAGAATTAAAAAGTCAGGTGTGAATATGAGAATCGCCACGACACTTTTGGAAAATCAGTATGTGTCAAGAGAAATATTAGAAGAAATTAAATCTTTTTGTGATAAGTCTTATATTACAGAGAGTCGGAACCCTAAAGATGAAAAAGAAAATATAACTTATCTATCTTATGGGGGTATAAAGGGTTACGAATGGGTAATCCATTCTCTACTTTAAGGATGGGGTAACACTTAATGGTTTTGGTGTTACAACATATTCTTTACTATATGCCTCAGGCATTTCGTAATAAATGTAATCCATAGCTCGTTCTACTGAGCTGGCACTTACCTCCATTAAGACTTCCTCGCCTTTCTTTAATTGATATGTTGTTGTTGAGTATGACACTATTTTAAAATTTTATAGTACAAATATAGTATTTATTTTTTAAGTTAACAATACTTTCCTGAACATCTTTTTTTACCGTCCAATCCCGGCATCTTACCTTTACATACTTGAACGGCATATCCATTAGCATATGCTGAAGGATAAACATCATATTTCGCCTTTGCCGCGTTTTTACCACGTGAACATAGGGTTGTGTCTTTCTTCTTTTTCTTTTTAGACTTCTTCTTTTCGTCTATTACTCGTTTAACAATTTGTTCAAGTTGTTGCTCAGTTATTCTTATCTTTCTCATTTTTTGTTTACAATTTGGAATTGTAGTTCTCTTTTATAAGTATTAACTTCCCTGTCAGTGTTCACTTTGATATCTATAAAATATTCATTTGGTATCTTATCAGTTGTGTCGAATACGAAGTAAAAACCGTCAGCCGTCCTATTAATTTGTGTCCAATCTTGAACCTGAACTTCGGTGTTACCTTCTTTGACATATATTCTATAGTAACAGTCAACATGTTTTAGAACTTCCTTAGAGGTGTATGCCTTTTTAAGTGTCACATTAACCTTTCTAATATCTGTATTAAGAATTTTTTCATTTTGTAGAATACCATTAAAATCAAAACCATAAATTGATGGTTCTTCAGTTCTAGTACCTATTGTAAAATAATCCACATTTTTAAGTAACACGAATTCATTCTCTATCGGTGTAATAGTATCACCATTATATACCAATTCTCTCCAATTATCATAATACATACATGGGGTATTTGAGGAAGTTATTGCAGATACTGTTACCTCATAAACACCATTAGACCTACTACAAGCGGTCAATGTTTGAATTATATTATTACTTTCATCAATAATATCCACTTCAGGATTATTGTCTAAAATAATTGGGTTACCATTTGCATAGGTATAAAGATAAAGTTTATTACTTTTACCTTCATAAAATGTATATCTATCATCCTGTATTAGGTCATCATAGTTTGTCTCTAAAAATGGGTCATAAAAGGTCTGAGTGTGACGAGAGAAAAATCCAACAGAATAATTCTCAGTCATACCTGTTATATTTTCTACTTCAGGAACAAATGCAACTCCCCACCCTGTAACTCCTGTAGTGGCACCAGATAAAACGTCATTTATCTCATTAGTCATATCAAACTCAATATCCTCATCACCAAATTCAAAGTGTTGTCTATCAACAATAGTTAGTGCAGAATAATTTAATCCAATAGTTGAACCTGTTTGTGTATTTGAATTATCATATAATCCATTTACTGACCAATTTTTAACAGTATTTCTTTGATACCAATTTACCGGTCTATCTGAAAACGATTTATTACCTTCAAGTACATCTTTTGTGTTGTAATAATCTTGACCTACACCCTCATCCCATGTTTGGGAATCGCCAGTGGAACCTGAAACTTTAGGTATTCTAAATAATATTAAGTCGAATGATGTCGCTCTTCTTCGACCATTAGACCAAGTTGAATTTAATAATTCTTTATCAAAAGAAGACGTATTAGTCATTCTTAAGGTATGTGTCATAGACGGAGTACATCCTGTTGAAATTGTACCGTTAGAAAGTTTAGTTTGTAATTCTTCTAAGTCTATATCAAATATAAAACGTGAGTAACCTTTTGGTGTATTTAAATTATCTACTCGACCAAAAAATAATTCAACAACAGGATTTTGACCTGTGTTTGTATATGAGTTAAAAATTAACGTATCGTTACGTTTAAAATATGACTTGTAAATTGACATTATTCGTTTTTACTATAAATACTTAGTTTATACGAATATTCTTATTTAATATTTTTGTACTGGCGTCTAACAGTTCTTTTAGTAAGTCACTAACATTGGTACCGTCAGAACTAACAGGTACCGGTGGTAAGCCAGGGAATGGATGAACATGAGTCGCGAGATATCTAACAATTAATTCAATAAGTACCATAAGTTCCTCACCTCTAACCACTGAAGACGTCTTAGGTTGTATCTCTTCAACTAACTTTGTTTGGTCTATACCATATAATGTATTATTTAAATTAATTTTACTTTTGGATGGATTAGTGGTATTGTGAGATAAGAAATATAGTTGGTTTGCACCCATAACACTAACAGTATTATCCTGATTTATAATATCTTTGGGTCTAAAATCATTCTTTTTTATTTTAACGGGAACATTAGTTTTACCTGTTTTATCATAAACTAATCCGAAGCCATTAGTGTTTACTGTAAACTCTGTTGGTTTTACTAACATATATATACTTTTCAAGTGACTAAGAGATATAACACTAGATTCGTTTCGATTTTCTATGTTGGCACGATAGTACAATGGAAATTGATTATTAATCAAAAGACCATTTTCCATTCTACCGTTCATTACGTTTTTAATGAATTTATTAACTTTTTCAGCGACTTCTTTTTTTGTTAACTTTGTAAATTGTTCAATATGTTGGATTTGTTTATAAGAATCTAAATCAGTGTTGTTTCTTATAGAATCCGCACTTGTTGTACCCGATATTTCATCTGGTAATAGATTATAAAGTATGATTTGACCTGTAAACGCATTGAATAAATTTTCAGGATTAAATACCTCATATTCGATTAACTTTTTAGTTTGAGTATTTTCATTAACTATAGAATAACGAGTATCTACTCCGGCAAATCGTTCTAATGTCTTGTAATTACTTAACTGTAAAAATGCTCTGTCAGATTTAGGTGTGGGTTTTTGTTTTCTATTAAAGGAATTATGCTTACCCGCTCTTATTAAAATTTCACCATCTACCCCTTGGATATCATCAGAACCTTTTAATATGATGTCAGAATTACTTCTACTTAAAATTGCAATATCAATAGGTCTTGGATATATACCTGAAGAACCAATAGTATTACCACTATTATTAGTATCGTTAATTGGTGGAAGATTCTTATTTCTTGTACCTGAACTTAAAAAAGTTTCTGAAGAATTGGCGTCTTCAAATTCTATCGTTGTTGGTGATGAAAATGGTCCTTGAATGTAAAATTGTCCTTTTAAATCTTTATCATTTGGGTTTGTGTAAATGACGTGAACATACTCGTCTTTTTTTGGTACTTGATAAATAAAGTATGGTATTAAAGGTAAGAACACAAAGGGGTCATTTCTTTTCCACTTATCTTTTGATTCATCAAAACCAGGAACAGAATTTAACTTATCAGCAATGTTTTGGTCTTCAGGATAAACCCTTATTCTACCCAACATAAAGGGGTCGTCAGTATCTTGTACTGTACCATGATAGACTATTTGTCTAAAATTCTTTGGTAAATAGTTATTTGAACCATTACTTATGTTACCTGGTATCGCCATCTTTTAATTACCTCTTTTTTTATACTCTTTTAAAATACTATTATATAAATTTTCTGTAGAATCTAAATGGTGGGATAACTTAATTAACAAACCTTTAGTCTCTTCAAAATCTTTTGATAACTCGGTTAAAACTTCTTTTAACTCGTTATTACTCTTACTCTTAAAATTAGATATTATATTTTTTATTCTTTCTTCTTCCATCTTAATAAGATTTACCACTAGCCTTAACAGGTAATGTAGTCCCACCGACCACAGCTAATGGGGGTATTGTAATTTCTGTTTTACCATTTTCTTGCATTTCTTTATGTTGACCATTAATTTGTGAACTCATAAATTGATTCATTACATTAGGTACACCACCAGGTAAATCACCTGTAGGTATACCTGATTTTTGTAACTCCTCAATTATGTTAGCTAACGACCTAGTCTCCGACATACCAGGTAAAAACTTAGATAAAGATAATGTAAATGCTGGTAAACCTAAGTTAAGTTGGCTACCGGCCAAACTTAGTAATTGTAATAATTCGTCAACAACACTTTTACATTGTCTCCAATCGGTAACTAAATCACGAATTATTAAAACTGCATTTATTATTGAGAATATCATTCTTGCTTGTGCATTTTTAGATTCGGTTGCAATCTCCATAAGAATAGTTTGTACTAATTCAGATAAATTCTTTTTAATTTCATTGAAAAGTTCTTCAACAAAAATCGCCCCGATTTTACTCATCAACTCAACTACAAAGTTTTTAAAATAAATAAAGAAGTCTTCTAAAGTGTCTATTTTATCGGCAATTTGATTTTGTACTGATTTAAATACTATCATTACACCTAACAAACTCTTAGGTGATAAAATTAACTCCAGTATTCCTTTTGGTATTATACCTAATAAATCAAACTTAACAGACGCATTTATATTTATATTAGGTACCAATAACTTCCATTCTTCGTCATTTGATAAGTCATCTATTAAACTTTTAAATGCCTCTAATTTTTTAGTTTCAGTAGTTTCATTTCTAACGTTCTTAATACCGTTAATAATTGCTTCGGTGTTTATTGGTAATTTTACATCGTCACAATCTGTAAATTCAGTAACACCTTTTTGTATATTATCTAACTGATTTTCAATATTACGTAAATCAGTACTGTTTAACTCAAAAAAACTTTCATCAATATTATCGGAAACCGATAATTTGGCGATACCTGATACGTCAATCTCTTTTGTGTTATCAAAACAAAGACCTAATATACGTTGTAATAATTTCTCAATTTTTAATTGTTCTCTATCTGTGTCTAAATCCACATTTAAATTTACTGACACTGCGTTTGTTAACCTATTTATTAATATAGTTATTAATTCATCAATATCTAAAATATTGATGGAAGTGTAGTAATCTTGTAAAAATTGAGTAATACTACCAACCCCACTAGTGTTACCTTTAAGAGTAACTTCATAAAAATCACCATTATTACCATTATTATCCACATTAACATATTCAATGTCAAAAATAGGATTGTTTGATGCTCCAATATAACTCGAACCACCATTTTGACTGGAGAATGGCACACCTACTTGTTGTAATCTATTATATAACTCACGATTCATCGAGTATGGTGATGTTCCGTTGGGTGTTATAAATTTTTCATAAAGTATCGAACCATCATCACTATTAGGGTCTTCAAATAACTTTTTATAAAGGTCAATTGATTGTACTCTAATATATAATGGGTCCCCTGTAAATTGTTGTTCTTCGGAACAACCAGCAGCCTTTATTGTTTCTTTTATGAATAATTCTTGAATCCTTAGTTTGGTATTCAGTATTGTTTGGTTGTATATATCAAAAAGTTGATTTACACTTTTACTGTCACCACCTTTAGATGATGCAATCATAAAAACCTCAGTTAATTGGTCTAATTGTGTTTTAACTTTTGACTGTAGTTGTTTTTTTTTCTCGGCAGTTATACCATCTACGGTGTCACCCCATTCGTTAAGGTTACTAAACGTCTTATCTTTAGATTTTTCAAAATTATCTAAACTGGTATTTTTTTTAGATTCCGCCTCATTTTTTCTGGTTTCAACAGTTGTCTGAAACGACTTAATTTTAGACTTTGCGTTTTTATAATCATTTTCTGTATCTAAACCCATAATGAATAATTTAATCTAGTTTATACCCTTCAGTATTACCCTTAGTGGTGTCAGAATCCTTTTCAATAAGTGCTGAGAGAACATCGTCATCCATATCGGATATATTAAATGACTCCTCTGATGTGTTTTGAGATTTTTCCCAAATAGATGACTGTAATTTTGACAACGATAGTTTTTTCTCTATGGTGTCATTAATAATCTTTTGTTGTTCTTTTATAACGGGACCAATTACTGTCATGTCTTTTGGTTCTTTTAACATTCCAAGCATTTTGTTTTGTATTCTAACTGCAGTACTTCTTTGCTCCACAAGTTCATTGTAGATTTCTTGCATAAGACTTAAAACCGAGTCTTTATTTAGTACAATCTCTTTTTTCTTTGGTCTTCCCATTATTTATAAATATCTTTGGTCTAAATTTTATATATTATTGATTTTTTTAACCAAATTATAATACAGTGTTTTATATTTCTTCATTGAGGTTCTGATTTCTTTAGTGGATAAATTAGTCATTTCTCTTAATGAGAGTAATATGATATTTTTATTAAATTTATTATTATCAGTACCAATAAAAATAGTTTCATAATTTTCAAACAACTCCATTAACGCATAACCCAATTTAACTTCATTTTTATTTAAATTAGTTTTATCCATAAACTCTTCCATTTCCTTTAAAAAATGTTTAATAACCTGACTTGGTTCAACAACATCATGTTCTAAATGATATATTAAGTCAGGTCTACTTTCTAATGATGATGATATGTCTTCGTAAGATATCTTTCTATTTTGGTCTTTTTGGTCTTTGATGATTTGACCCATCAAATAGTTTTTACAAATAGTACCAAAATAAGAATATGCTTTCTTACCTTTTGCTGGTTTAAATTTATCTACTTTAGTAATTAGAAAAGAATGTGTATCTACATGTATATCTCTAAAATCCATTCCTTTACGATAAAGTTTATATCTTCTGATAATAGACTCAATCATTTTATCTAATGGTGCTTTTAAAAATTCATTATAAATCTCATTCTTTTCTGTTGTTGTGGAGGCGGTGAGAAACATCCTAACGGCATTCTCTTCTCTCACATCAAAATAATTACTACCCGGTTTTGGTTTCCTACCTCTTTTTTTAGTTGGTGTAGGTAACAGACCGTTTGTGTCTCCTGATAAAAACATTAAACAGTTTCAGATTCATATTTTATGTTTCTATCTTCAGTAAAGAAATGCTCTTTTTTTGCCGAGTCTAACCAAAATCTAATCTCGTCTTCAGTAACTTTATTATCTCCATTTTTATAGTTCCAAAATATAGAACCTTCTCTCATGTTAAGGTGCTTATACCCAATTTTAGGTATTGTCATAATTTTAACCGAGTTATATGTTAATCTTAATAAGAATTCATATACGAATGTGAGTTTAAAAGACGGTTTAAAACCACCCATGTCCTGATATGTTTTTTTATTAATTACCATACCTGCAGATTGGAAGTTTTGATAATCGAGTAAGACTTCATTGGTTAAATAACCAATTTCTGTGTTCATTGACGCTGCGAAAGTAGCCTCATTTGTAAAACCAGCAAATTGACCTTTGTGGTCAACATCAACAACTAACGATAAGAATCCTCCGACATTTGGATGTGCCTCTATAAATGTTTGAACATTTTTAAACCATATAGTTGCATACTCATCGTCAAATTCTAAAAATGAAACCCATTCAGATTCTGATTTTTCTACACCTAAATTCATTTGTGATGCAAAATCAGTGTTACCTTTATTTTCAACCATATTAACAGTTAAACCACTAAATTCGAAGTTAGTTAAAAACTCGACTAAAGACTCTTCATTAGAATGAACTAACACTAGCTCTTTTGGTGGTACTGATTGATTTTGAATTGATTTAATTGCGTTTGTAAACAACTCTACAAAATTTTTGTGTTTTGAGCTCTCAACTGGGAGAACTACTGATATATCTTTCATAATTATTCTTCTTCTTTTACTGTTAATTTATCAATTTGAGATTGAAATGACTCCATTCTCGATTTCAAGTATGATGTAAACAGAGATACTATGTTAGTGTCAAACTCTTCTGTTTGTTGGTATTTTGATGAAGTCTCATATCCAGACTCGTAAAGACTCTCAGATATGTTATCTTCTAACCAATTCTGTGTATATTCTGCGATGATATCCACCATATTATTCACCTCATAAGTCCATACTCCATTTGTGTCTAACATCCACTCAGGTTTCATATTAGGTACTTTACCAATTACTGGTGTACCACAAGCCATACTTTCAAGTGGATAAGTCCCTAAACCACTAATATCATCTACCCATACAGATACGAATGATTCTTGTAGATTAGTAACAAATTCTTCCTGATTCAAACCTCTCATATCACGGAAAGTAATCCATCTAAATTGAGGGTATTTTAAGTAGAATGACTTTATAATTTTCATTGTGTCTCTTTGGTCACGTGTGTGAATTGAGATAATCGGTTTTGCCGGAATTGACTTCTTAGTGAAAATTTCAGGTATTAAAGGTGTAACGACATCAAAGGATGTATTCTTCATAATTCCACTGATAAATTCTTTTTGTGTCTCATTAGTGGTAATACACTTTAAAAAACCATAATTTGACCAATTCATACCTGGTTGAACTGTTTCCAACATGTAATCATATGCTTGACACAAAACAATTTTACCACATGGTAAATCTTTGATTTGGTCCATAACGTGACCATATAGTTCAGGAATAATTACAAAGTCTTCAGGTGTTATTTGAAGGTTTTGACCTTCAATTGATTGATGAGTGATTTCCATATACTCATCTCCCATCCACGCCCCAACGCCCGTATAGTCGTTAGATTCATGTAATATAATGGGGTTAAATCCATTATTTTTTAGTGTTAAAGCCATTTGATACGTGTATCTGATACTAGCTTTTGCGTTACCCTTAGTATCTTGTACCATAAGGTAAATTCTCGATGTTTTGTCTCTTAATTTTTCTATAGAGACTTCAACTTTTTTAATTGTTTCTTGGTTCATTAGTCGAAATGTTTAATTATATTATGTCTTAATAATGTATTAAAAGCTACACGAAAGGGAATACTTGTATTTCTTGAGGTGTGAATACCTAAATTATCATCAAGTTCTTCTCTTTCTGTTAGTATTACTTCAATCATTGTTTTGATAACCTCATACTTAATAATAGAGAAGTGTTGGTAGTCCTTTAATTCATCACTACTTCCCTCTTCTTTTCCTACTGATTTTGGTGTGTCTAATTCTACAAAATTCTCTAATTCTGATAAATCAATGTAATAAAGGTGTCCTAAAATTTCAATCATTTTAAATTTAGTTTTTCATATAAGTCTTTAAATCCTTTTAAGGTTTCAATCTCAAAATCAGAGGACGTATTTTCATTATATGTAGTTTTATATTTTATGGTTTTAAATCCGTATTCGGAATCTAAAATTTGTGGTTGGGTGGATACTATAATATCAACATCTGATAATATATCTTTCTCAGTATATTGATTATAAAATAATATTTTTTCAAACATACATCCAAACTTAGATAGAAAAAATAATGTTGCTGGTTTTGATTTCTCAATTTCATTAGAAATAATCACTAACTCATGATTTTCCCTTAAATCTTTGTATATATCATTTAAGTCATGAAATGTTGAAGTTTCAGTTGACTGTGAATGACCAAAAATATTCATAGGGAAATCCACATAGAAAAACTCCATAAGCCGCTCTTCATCGGGAAAAACAAAATGTTGACTTAGAGTCGTTGAGGTTATTGGTAGATTTAATCTAAATTCAAACTCTTCTTCATCCTCACCTTTTATGTAATCATCAATAAAGAATTTTTGATAGACTTCCTCGGCCTTACCAAAAGTATTCCTTAAAACACCATTTATTTCAAATGCAATTTTCATTCGTATTTTTTTAATATTTTACCAATTATTGGGTTTCTAATTATATCTTCATTTTCAAAATTAAAAGTACCCACTTCAGGTAAATCTGAAAACTTATTCATTGCGTCATAAAGACCTGATTGTGTTTTATCTTTATAACGGTCAGTTTGTTCAATATCACCCGATATGAAGAATTTACTATTAAATCCTATTCTTGTCAATAATAACTTCATCTGTGATGGTGTTGAGTTTTGTGCCTCCTCAAAAATTAATATTGAGTTATCAATATTCATACCTCTCATATATGCCAAGGCAAACACCTCAATTATATCGTATTCTTTTAATTTTTCCCTAACACTCTTACCAACTATTTTATTTAGTAAATAATATGATGGAAATATATATGGGTCTAACTTTTCTTCTAAGTTACCAGGTAGTGCACCTAATTTTTCTTCTGCTTCGACAGCTGGTCTTACGATAATTATTTTTTCATAAGAATTGTTTTCATCAAGAAGTAATTGTACAGCAGCACTCATAGCTACATATGATTTACCAACACCCGCAGGTCCTGTACATATCGTTATTTCGTTGTCTGTTAGATGATTGTAGTAAACTTTTTGATTTTCAGATAAGAATTTTTTTCTTGGTGTTCTTCCAATAATTTCACGAATTATCTCTTTACGTGATTTTTTAGTAGTGATATCTACTTTTTTTCCTTTTGTTGCCATTAACTTATTTAAAATAATTTTAGGTCGTGTTTAATACACTAAACTAATACCTAAATTAGTAATAAACTAATGAAAGTAACCCCTTATACTATTATGAAATTGCACGGCCTTTTAACTTAGTCCATTCTTGTTCAGGCCTCACCTCAAGATTAGTCTTCCAAGCCGCTTCCAACACATTCATATTAACACCAACATCTTTTGCCATACTCATAAGTGCATTGATATCTTTAGGGAAACAAGTCCCACCAAAACCAACTTTACCATCTGGTCCTGGTACGTGTAAGTGTGAGTCACCAACTCTTCCGTCCGAGGCAAACCCATACAAGGCATCTTCCCAATTAACACCTACTAACTCAGCCAACCTGTAGTATTCATTCATAATTGATACCTTAGTTGCAAAATAAGTATTATTCATGTATTTGATAAACTCAGCCGTTTTTGAGTCAGTATGGATGAAGTGACGATTCATAAATCTACCACTGAAAAGTTCTTCAACCTTATCAGTTAAGTGTTTTTCACCACCAAAAATTACTCTCGACTGAGTTAACATATCCAATTTTGAGGTTCTTTCAGTTAGGAACTCGGGTGAGAAAATGATGTTTAAATTCGGGTATTTTTTTTGTAGTGTTTCTGTGGTGCCAGGTAAAACCGTAGACTTGATGATATAGATAGGTCCTTCTTCTGCATCTTCAAAAACTCTTTGAATGTAAGACAGGTCTTGTTTACCATCCATATCCATCGGAGTAGGTACACAAACAAATATAAAGTCCGATTGATGAACTTCTTCTTTTGTGTGTGTGGACCTTAATGGGTCAACATCGTAAATTCTTATCTCGTTTGTTGGTGAGAATGCGAATGCCTGAGACTCACCAACGAACCCATTTCCAACTATACCTACAGTCATTTTTTTCTTAATAGTTTCCATTCTTTTGATAATAAATTTTTTACTATTGTGTTTATTATTGTCATATGTTTTACCATTTAACACTACTACGGTAGTCCCTAAAATACCGTCCCTGTTTTTCCTGTTTTATATCTTTAACGAGTACTTTTAATTCCTTGTAGGACATCCATCCAATGGTCACACATTTCATGCAACATTCCTTCAAACGTATATTCAGGTTTCCACCCTAAAGTTTCTCTAATTTTAGTTGAGTCACCCTTAAGATAAGGTAGTTCCTCAGGTCTTAAGAACTTAGGGTTTTGTGTTACGTAATCTCTATAATCTAAATCTAAGTATTTAAATACAACATCACACATCTCTCGAACGGAATGTGTATTCATTGTCGACACTACAAAATCATCAGCAATGTCGTGATTTAACATAGAGTGCATCGCTTTAACATAATCTTTAGAATGACCCCAATCTCTATAAGAATCCATATTACCTAATTCTAATTTATCTTGAAGACCTAATTTAATAGAACACGCAGCTTTAACAACTTTATTAGTTACAAAATTACTACCTCTTCTTGGTGATTCGTGATTAAATAAGATACCATTTACGGCATGAAGATTATGTGCTCTTCTGTAATGTCTTACTATATTATATCCGAATACTTTAGAACATCCGTAAGGTGATACAGGATTCATAATACTACTCTCCCTTTGGAAACCATCATCTTCGACTGTTAATCCAAACATTTCAGACGAACTTGCTTGGTAAAATTTGGCTTTAGGACAAATTCTTTTATATGCCTCTAATATATTAACGACACCTAATGAATTTGTTTGTACCGTAAATTGAGGTATTTCAAAACTAATTCTAACGTGGCTTTGTGCTGCAATATTATATATTTCATCTGGTTTAATTAAAGTCAACAATCTCTCTATTGACGTTTGGTCTAATAAATCACCGTAATGTGTAGTTATTTGACCGGATTTAAAGGCGGTTTCTAATCTTGCGGATTGATTTTCTGATGTAGAATTTCTTCTAACCATACCATGTACTTCATACCCTAAGGATAAAAGGTATTCGGCTAAATACGAACCATCTTGCCCGTTTATACCTGTAATAAATGCTTTTTTATTCATGTTTTATATTTTTAATGTCTATTTAACTTAACTTAATTTTAAATAAAGTCACTATTTTATTTTTTAAATATTTTCATTTCAGATACGTCTGGCCAATCATTTACCGTCCATTGGTGAGGTTCTGTGTTAATTGCTTTTTCTAATTTTTGTAATCCTAATTCCGCCGTTTCAGGTGTCATATAATAATGGTAACCCATTGTTGAGATATTTTGTTCTCTCCACGGTACGTCAGGCAGTCTACCATCGTAGGTCATTTTCTTTAGATTTAAATAATCGTCTTCATTATCACATAATATTACCCCACCACGACCTAAACTTAAATGTTTACGAAATTGAAAACTAACACACATAAATGTGTCAGGAATATAACTATTTTTTTTCCATAGTACGGCAGCGTCGATTACTTTAGGAAATACATGGTACATATCAACCCAATCTTCATCCCTCCATACTAAATCTAAGCCTATCTTATTAGCTAAAAAGGGTATTGAAATATAGGTTCTTTTAGGACAAGATATTTGTGGTAAATGTGTCCCTTTATTCATTTGGTGTCTAATTGATAGTTCTACACCGTGTGTACAACAATCTACAGCGACTGCATATGGTGAACCAAAAAAATCTGCAATTTTTTCTTCGAAATCTTTTATTTTATTAAAACTCATTTTATGTATTTTTCATATATGTAATCTTCGGCAATTGGCATTTCAATGACCGACTCTAAGTTCTCTTTTATTGCGTCCAACTTACTATGATACAATTCTGATGTTAAATCTCCAATGTTGAAGTTATCGTCTATAGTTATTATACCGTCCGTATTGAACACCTCCCCAATTGAAGGTGTACCGTAATATATTGGTATTGTTCCAGTAGCGAAACAATCTGTTAGTTTCTCACTATACATTAGTGGGTAAGTTCCATTCTCCATAGCAATAGAAAAGTAATAATCCTTTAATCCCTCATCTTTAGTTTCTATTGGGTTGAATCCACGTCCAAATAAATCTACTTGGCTTCGATACTTAGAAACTATATCTTGTCTGTACTTATGCTCAGCACACATAACCTTATTAGATGTTATCATAGAGACTAGTTTTGACTTAGTGTGAATACCGACATCCTTTATCCAAGGTTTAGCACTACAAGTTACTAATTTAAACTTGTTAGATAATTCAACTAAAGACTTATCATGAGTGAAAAGTAATTCAAAATTATCCTCTAAATATTGTATATTATTTACGCACCACCCATATATGTCACCAATAATTGTTTTAGATTCTGATAACCACCCATAATTTAATTTAGTTTTATTAGTTGGTATTCTTAATCCATTGTCAATGTGAATTGATATATTAGCTGAACCGTCTCTAACCCATTCAACTAAATTAGGTGTGCTCCCAGCCGATGATGAATTCTCGTGTTGGAACCCACCTCCTATCATGTTAAATTTAACATCACTCATCCACTGTCCATGATTCCCAAACAAATGGGTAATCGAATTTTATTTTAAAACCGTTATTCTTAAGACCTTCTCTAATACTATCTCTTCTTTCTACATAATTTTCAATACCTAAATGAAATTGTATTTGAATATTTTTAAATTGTTTTATAGTACCTGTCTTTAACATATTCTCTAATAGAGGATATTCATCACCTTCTATATTAATTTGTAATAAATCAATTGAATTAAGTTTCCATTTATTAAGTACAGTTTCAATTGAATTAAATTCGACTTCAACCGTAGTACCATTTTTCAAATTAGACGATGTGCCGTCACCAGAAATATATAATACACCAGTTTTATTTTCGGTTGAGATTCCCGTATTTAATAATTTGACTTTAGGGTTATTTTTAAATTTATCAACCATACCATCATGAAATTCACGTATGGGTTCTAAAATATAAATATTTGGGTTATATTTGTCAATAATTTGTTGTGCCCAAACACCAGTATAACCACCTAAATCCATAACCACAGAATCTTCATTTAAATCATAAGTTATATTATGGGTATAATCACCCCCATCCCTCATCCATTTAGTTATTTCTTGTGCGTTTAAAGTTAATTTCATATTATATTTTCTTTTATAAATTCCTCAATATAGATTGGGTTTCTAATATGGCAATTATTATCGGATAACTCTCTTTTCAAATATCCATTTTCATCACAATATTTATTATACACATCAAAAAAAATGTAATCATATTCAACACATTTTTCTTTTAATTTTTTGTTCATGTAAGTTGTATATCGTTTTCTATCTTTATCTGACCCCGTTGCTGGGACTCCATATTTTATAAGCCACTTTTGTAGGTGAACATTTATTGGATTTTCACGTTCTAATGGTGGAACCACATTATAGACACATACTGTTAAACCTTCAATATCATTAACGTTTCGTTTAATATTGGAAATGTATAAATCCACAAGAACGTCTATTGATTCCATCCAATTAGGTTCGTATTTATTTATGTGACACCTACAATCTATTTCACCAAAACAAAAAATAACCACATCTCCACTATTAACACCACTAACAATTTGCATTTTATCTCTACCGAAACTATACGCTAATTTACCAGGTATGTGGTTAGTTTTAATACTAATACCCCTTGATGGGTGTAGTTGTATAGTAGTCCACCCGCCGTGATGTGTTGCGTGACTATCTCCATATGTGTGAATTATCATAACTTACCTAATTTCTTTGCGTATTCTATTATTTTATCTTTATCCCTCATTTTAACTGGTTTAGCCGGACTACCAACATAGATAGTCCAAGGTTCAGTATCCTTAGTTAGTAGTGAGTTAGCTCCTAGTATAGAACCCTCAGATAATGTAACATTCGGCATGATTGAACAGTTAACACCACAACCTGCAAATTTCTCAAACTTAACTGTTGAATAATTTATGACTCTGAGTTCTTTAGGGATTGTCGGACCAACTAAACCACCACCTGTATAATCTTCACTACCACAAACTATTTTAGTTCCAGCGGCAACAAAAGAAAAATCCTCTAATATTAACTTTGAATCGGCACCACCAATTACAGTAACATCTTGAGCAATGTGAATATAATCACCCATCTCTATAGCTGTTGATATTGTTACACCATTGTCGATTGCGTTATGTGAACCTATATCACAATGTGATGGATGTTTAATTATTACTCTATCATGGATGAATACATCTTCACCATATGTTTTAAATTTACCCATTATATGAACGTTTTATCTAATGCCTGACCTTCATATGGTCCTGTTTTATATTCATAAACGATAGTATCGTCTTCAAGTATTTCGTATGTGTGACCACCATATAAAGTAAAACTGGCATCACCTGGTCTCAATATAGGTTCAGCAATTAACGTATCATCAATATCAAAAAACTTACATTTAACACTACCCTTAATGACTACCCATGATTCCTGAGCAATTTGTTCGGTATAGTGTCTATCTTTTGTTATGTGTTTATGTGGTGGAAATGTTTTACCGTTAGCCATTTTTAACGTGGCACACTGTATAAAATTATCTTCAGGAACAACTTCATGTCTTCCTTCGATTTCATCTAATCTATTGATAATATGTAGTAACTTATCTTTTTCAACTTTTGAGTATATTTTTTCCATGTCTTAAATTTTTATCCATGACTCTGGTAGTATATCACTATCATCATGAGTAATAGATGAACCGAACCATTGTTTAGGTCCTACAACTATTTTTTTATTGTTTTGGTTTAACCAAGCACCCCACCATGAGAATGACGAGTTGGCTATAATATTATTATCACAAAGTGACATCAAGTATAGTTCAATATAATCTTTTTCGTTCTCTATGTAAATAATATTATCGTAGTTTAGATTCTTTTTACACCAATCAATATCGTCACTGAATACAACTAATGTAGTTTCACCATCAATCTTACTAATAGCTTCACGATAATATTCGTCACCACATGTTGGATGATGATTGGGGTGTCTTACATAGTCACCACGTCTAACGTGTAATGAAGTTGTTTTAGTATTTAAAATATGTGAATACTTCTCGTTGATGACTGACATAATACTATCAGGTATTTGTAGTAACGATAAGATTGCATCCCTATGATGGTTAAAATATTTTTCACTCTGAAAGAACCCATCAATTATGGTGTTGTCAGTTACAGTGTTTTTAATGAATTCGAATGGAAATTTAACTAACTTTGGGTTTATTGGACTATCTCTTAGTAATCCTTCGAATATAGTCTCATATTCAAAACCATGTTTAATAGATGGATTATAAACACTATCATCGTTTATAAGTTTCATCTGTGCTTTTAGGTTAGGGAAACTAGCCTCCACACCGGCATCGATAGCAAAAGATTTTGTTGCAGCAATTTGAAAAAGCATATTTCCTAAACCGCCTTTTAAGTAACAATATATCATATTATCTAATTAATCTTTTATATTTAGGTCTATTTCTTAATACTTTAACCGCATAATTAACCTTACCCATATTAACTTTATGGTCATTAAGTGGGTTTTGTTCATTATATACATAATTAACTTCATTCATAAATAAGTAATGTTCTGGTCCTGCCATTTCAAGCATCGGGAACATGAATGATAAATCACCGGCAACTTCCCAGTAAATACCGTTATCATCCTTTAAATAATCTTGTTCTATTGACCTCCAAAGAAAGGCTCTCCACGTTCTAAGATGTGATGCGGTAAATTGGTCCACCCTTAACGTATCAAAACTTCTTGGAGGTGATGCAAATCCTTTTGCACCATTTGAATACACAAATGAACCGTTAGCAATCCATATGTTTTCATCCTTATAAACTTCATTAATCCTATGTAAAGTATTTGAATCCGGTAACCAATCATCCCCATCAATCTCAACGATTATTTCACTATCGTCAATTTTTGGATTATTACGAATAACTTGGTCATAATTACCTGGTTGGTATAACTTATTTGTATTTTCAATAAGAATAAATCTATCATCCCCCTGAATCATATTCTTGACTTCTCTAACAGAATTGTCTGTTGATAAATCATCTGTTATATAACATTTAAAGTCCTTATATGTTTGTCCAATGATTGAACTTAAACATTTAACTATGTATTTTTCGCAATTATAAAGTGTTGTTACTATTATCATTATTCTATTATTTCTTTATATTTTTTTATTATTTCTGTGGCAACGATATCTACTCTAAATTTTTCAACATCATATGGTACTTGGTGTAATTCCTTACCGATAATTTGACCAGAAGAATCCACGTCGTAAATCCACCCTGGTTTACCACATAACCACCCTTCGATGGTTGTTCTACCCAAAAGTATTCCTGCAGTTTCATCACATTTTTTTACGAATTCCTCTACCTTCCAAGTGGGTCCGTGATAAGTTACATGTTCATTATCCTTACCTATTAAGTCTTCAATATTTATACCGTTTTCCTTACCAACCAACCATAAATCTTTATTATCTAATTTAGTGGTTTGAATTAAGTCTTTAATTGTTTTTTCTCGTAGATAATCCATAGTACCAACAAACAACACAACGGGTCTCTTATTATTACTATGGGTTAGCTTGAACCTATTATGGTCGATTGGGTTATATATTACATCAATCATATCGGAATCAATACTAAAACTTTCGATAAGGTAGTCCTTTATTTCTGGTCTAATGGCAATGTACTTCTTAATTTGTGGGTGTATAACTGGGTGTTCCAAACTAATAACCTCAGAATGTATGGAACAAATAGTCTCAATATTCGGGTACAATTTTAATAGATGTTCGGTGATTGGTGTATGGTTTAAATGTAGTACATCGAATTGAGGTTCACTTGTCTTATATAACTGATTTTTAATTGAGGGAACTAATCCATCTGCTGTGTTTAGAGACCATTTTCCGTCACCTAATTTAAACCCTGGTGGTTCTTGTATCGAATATACTTTACCCCCCATTTTAGTAACCAAACTAGCAAGAGGGTTACCAATATTTGAACAGATTGAAACCTCACACCCCTGCTTTAATAATTCTTTAGTTAGTTCATAAACATATAATTCAGAACCAGTATGATTCGCAAAATTAAGACACCCAATTAAAACTTTAATCTTTTCGCCCTTTCTAAATACTCGTTTAACGTTAACGGGTAAGTGACTACTATATTCCTCAGCAAATAACTTTCTATTATTTTCCCATTGTTCGTTAGTCTGACCAATAGATAGATGAGTGATTCGAATGTCGTAAACGACACCAATTTTAACTTCTTCAATATAGTTTCTAAAACAAAAATCCACGTCATACATATGGAACCCCTTAACCTCTTCGTTGAATGGTTTTTTAATGTTATTTTTACTAAGAACCATAAACAACCCATCAACTAAAACCACATCTTCAATTCTATTCCCTAAACTTGTCGAATATTTAGATGTCCATTTTTTACCCTCATGCTCATGATTTACAATACCTCTCATTCTTCGAGGTTCTTCCCACCATTTGGCGGATGTGGGTAATTTAGTTGAACCAGCAACACCTAAAATCCCGTAATCAGGATTTCTTTTGAAATGTTTCAACACTTTGTTACCCCAGTTCTTTTTCTCGAAGTAGATGTCATCATGACATAAAACAACAATATCATTACTCGATTTCTCAAGAATGATATTATATGCTTCGGTAAGTGAATGGGTACCTGGATTTTCAAAAGGTATTACTTCAACACCTCTTATACCACATGATTTTTCGATGTAATCTCTAAACTCAGGGTCTATTTTTTTTGTACTATATCCAATTGTTATCATTAGTCGTCAAATACTTGTATTGTTGTTTCTTTATCTTTTAATTGTGTCCATTTACCATTATAACGAGTTGCTCTAACGATATGATTATCTATCCAGTGATAGTTTCCCCCACGTGGTTTATTCATTAATAAATTATGGTAGTTATAACCATGTTCTTCAAACCACTCTTCAGTTACTTTTCTGTGTTCTTCAGAACGAGAAGTAAAGAAAGTAATTATATGACCATCTTTATACCACTCATTAATCATTTCTATTGAACCTTCGTAGGGTAAACAAGTGACCATTCTTTCAGGTTCCTCATTGGGTACATCATCAGTTATAGTTCCATCGATATCAATTAGATAATTTTTGATTCCTTCAGGTAATGTTGGGCTTACTGTATCCATATTAATTACCTGTTGAACCGAATCCGTTATTTCCTCTATCTTTTTCTTCCACATTTAAAACCCTTTGTAAGTCAACAAACTTACCAGCCATCACAGGACAAAGAACCGCTTGACCTACTTTATCCCCAACTTCAATAGTGTGTGTTTCATTACTTAAATTTACTAAGATAACATTAACCTCACCAGTGTAACCTTGGTCGATAGTACCTGGAGTATTAACCATTGAGAGTCCTTTTTTGATTGCTAATCCACTCTTAGGTCTGACTTGTATTTCATATCCTTCAGGTATGTCAAAATAAAGACCTGTGGGTATCATAGTTCTCTCTAATGGACCTAAAGTCACTTTAATGTTTGACCTTAAATCAAACCCCGAATCGGTATCATAAGCATATTCCGGCTCTTTGTTAATTGATTTATATGAGTATCTTAATTTTGTTTTTGGTGACGACGCTTCAATAAATGATTTATTAAGTTCATCCATGTTTAATCCCATTGAATCTAACATTTTTTGAGGGTCATTCATATCAATGTCCCCTAATCCTTTTTTTAGGTCTTTTAACATTTTAAGACCTTCTGTCATATCTTTAATTTTTCCCATTATACTAAGTTATATATTTTGTCTATTAATTTTGCAAGAACATCTACATCTTCATCACAATATTTTGCAATCGGGTCTAAACCGCCTGTTTCCCAATATGTTTGGTGTACGATGTTTCCTGTTACCTCACCTTCTTTTGGTGATGAAACACCCATAGATACACACATAAGTTCTAATGATGCCATAGAGTAGTTATTACCAAATTTCCATAACTCCATAGTATCAACCGCTTTAATATCCCAAGGTTTTGTGTCATACTGAGGTAATAATGATGGTGGTTTAATTCCATTGATTAACATTCTCTTTCCAATCATTGGGATGTCAAAATTTTTAATATTGTGACCACATAGGTAAAAGTCTAATTTACTTACTTTGTTTAGTAGTCCCTTTATTTCTGTTAACACGTCAACCTCCTCATCTGATGAGAATGTTTGTGTATGTATTTCACCTTTAGGTGTGTAAAAAGCAAAAGACGCTACGATTATCTTCGCAAACTCAGGTATTAATGCGGATTTATTATAAAAAATCTCGTCAATTGTACTATTCTCCTCTTCGGGAAAACGTTTAACAATCCACCCTTTATAGGTCTCAAAAAGTTTTGCCAGTTCTGGTCGGTTCTTTTTTAGTGTTTTAAAATCTTCTTCAATACCTACTGTTTCAATATCAAAAAATAGTAGTTTTGTTTTTGGTACGTTTATCATTTTGCTAATTCTTTGTAAATCTGTGCTCTTGTTTCTGTTACAATATTTAAGTCATATCTTTTAGATACTGTCTCATATAGTCTTTCACCTAAATCTTCTGCCCACGATGGGTTATTGATTAATTTTTTCATCCATTTTGACCAGTCTGAGTGGTTACGACTTTCTTTTACTAAAAGTGCGTTACCATCAACAAAGTTACCATTTTTAAGTGAATGTGTCAAATCTATTGTGTATGGACCTAAATCAGATGCGATTAATGCTTTCTTATAAAAACCTGCTTCAATTACTTTTAATTGCGATTTAACTCTGTTGAAAATATGATTTTTTAGAGGTGCCAATGACACATCAAAATTTGAGTAGTTTTTTGCGTATGAAGTAACGGGTTCAGTCCATATACGAGTATAAAATGGTTCTTCCTCACCTGTGTATATTTCGTTAGGGATATACTTAGATAAGAACTCCTTATGTTCAGGTGTGATTAATGAACCTCTTTCTGTGAATATATTTTCGTACTCAGACCACACAGTTTCATGTGGTTTGATAGGTCTTTGTTTTTGTTCACCCGTTTGTTGGTTAATTTCAGTTACGGTTCCACGAATGTCAAACCCACATAAAAATAACCTAAATTTATCTTTGTCCGATTTTAATCTATTGAATGAGCCATTAAGTAGTTTCAGGTCCTCCAAGTGAGATGACCCACCTAACCATCCAAATCTTAATTTGTCTGATGGCTTTGTTTCCTCCATGAATTGAGGTTCTTTAGGGTTAATTGCATTTGGTAATACAAAAACACTTTTATTGTATTTTTTAATTTCATTTGCAAAAATTGTAGTTGTTGTTGTGACGTGTTGTGCAACTTTTAAATTCTCAATAATCGAAAGATGTATCTTATTTTGCTTTACAATATTATGTGCGGGGTGGTCTTTTGTTGGTAACCAATAATCATCTAAATCCATTACGGTAACAATACCCATACTATTTAACATCTTAATAATCTCTATCGATTGGCTCGGATTACGACCAATAGAGCGATGATAAACCACCATATCATAGTTCTTCCAATACTCTAAATCGTTGAGTTTTGGTTCATAGTCAATATCGACATGAAAATCTTCAGGATATGATTGTTGTAGGAATATATGGGGTTCTACTGAACGGAATTTACCAACACCTGTGCGGTCAGATGGTAACACTAATACTTTTATCTTTGACATACTTTTAATTTATTAAAAAGTATAAGATAAAAATAGTAATAAGAAAAGGGGGTGTCTATTTTACTTTTTTAATTTTAGTAACTTTTCCCTCAAAAACATGTTTACCTACTTTAAGTTGTAATGATTCATTTGTTTTCACACCACCTTCAGTTAACATTCCTGAGTTTTGTAGTTCTTCTCTAACAACATCTCTTACTGTGTCACGTACAACATCTCTAATCATTTGTTTGAGGTCCGAATCGTAGTTTGGTGTGGTAACACTATTCGTTGTTTTTGTTTCGTTAACTGAACTTTTTTGGTTATTACCCATTAATCTCTGAGCACCTTCAATAATATCATTAGAAAGTACTGGTCCACCTGCACCAAAACCTGGTTGTTGAATTGGGTGTTCCATCATTAATTGTTTGATTTCATCAGGTAATTTAGAGTTTTGAATTCTATCTTCAGTCACTGGTTGTGGTTGAGACATTTGTTGTGGTTGAGACATTTGTTGTGGTGATGATTGTTGAATCATGTCTGGCGGTATGTTATATGTCGCATTTACATTTTCAGTCATAGGTAATCCGGCACCTGATTGTCCTGGTTTAATATTGTCAGAGGCGTCCATAATTTTTTTAGACATCGCCAATTTTTGCATTAAGTCGTTATTCATCGTTATTATTAAATTGTGCGTTAATGATGACGTTAGTCATACTCTTATCACCATTAAAGTTATAGCCAGGTCTAGGAGATGTAAAGTAATCATTTGTAGGTTTAATTGTCATAACCTTATCTAGTCTAAAAAGTCTCCATCCTGGTAAGGGTTGTTCACCTATTTTGGCAGTGTGGGAAGCACCTTCCATGTCCCACGCTCTTAATACTCTATTACCTGATTTTGAGGTCCCTAAACAAACGGGTTCTATGGTTCTTAAACCACGACCACCTGGTTCATCACCATCGTAAAAAATAGTGACAACCTGTTTTTTTCTAATTGCATTTTGAACATCGTCCATTGATGCAACTTCTAAAAGAACTGACCTTAGAGTATCTTGTAAATTCATTATTCTTCTACTTTATAACCGTTTTTGTAGTTATACTTATTAATTTTTATATCATCGTTTCTTTCGTTGATATCAGTAATTGTTCCACCACCTAAGTTATGGATGTCTAAGAATACTCCGGTACCTCTACCTTCATCATCACCATCCGCAAGTGCGTCAGGGTGCTCTGCTGAATACTTGTCTGAAACAGGTGAATAGTCATTACGTGGAAAAAGTCTTGCTCTTTCTCTTTCTGCGATTTCACTCAAAGTGTTTTTTGGTTGTGAGAAATCTAATCTGTCGTTTTGTTCTGCCATTTTATGTTAATCTTTTAAATCTTTTAATGATACTTTCTCTTACGGTTGTATCAAACTTATTAATACCTTTTTCATGTTTATCATGTGGATTCATAACTATACCATTTTTTTCATGGTTATCTATGAATTGGTTTTCCATTCCCCCATCGGCTTTTCTTTTTTTACCACCTTGTTCTACTGACCTCCAATGGTTTAATACGTGGTCACACCATTTTTGCATTCTATCACCTCCGTTTAATACGAATGGTGCGTCTTCTTTTTTACCATCAAAAGAATCAAAGAAATTCTTAATTCTTTTGATTTGTTGATAACTAACCACACCCGATTCCCTGAGTTCCTTATTTCTATTAAACCCCTCTGTGTTTGAGTCAGCCTCAACCATACCACCGCACTCTTCTAAATGCTTAATTAGTGATTTAGGTAACTTTGCTTTTCTATCGTATAATTTACTATTCATTACTCATTAACCTTGATAACTGTTTTACACTTATACCCTCTTTATCTGCCAATTTCTTAAGTGATTTAATATTTCTCATAATTATTTTTGAAACTGAATCATCAGAAATACTGATATCGTTATCGGTACCTTTATTAACTAACAAATCTTCTTTCATTTTAATTATTTGTTCTTTAGTGAACATTTTTTCTTTTTCTTGAAGTCTCATCCTCGTAAACGCCCCATCTACTTTTTTCTTTTCAAGTTTTGGGTCCTTACCCATTTCTTCAGCTCTTTCTTCTGCATTGTCAACCCCTAATTCGTCTTCAAGATACTCTATGGTGTCATCAAAACTCATATCTTCTGTCTCCTCCCATCCAAATGCTGAGGACATATCTTCCTCACCTATATATCTTCTGAACCCTAATGCATAGGGGTCTTGTTTTGTACGTGCAGCTGCGACTGTTTGGTCAGTAGTTTTCTTTGGTGATACGTGTGGGTCAATAATTGGTATTTTTGAGCTATTCATAGTACCATCAAAATCAACTAATTCATCAATTTCACCTTCTGTTTTTGAAGTCACCTCCTCAAACTCTTTGTGTGACCCACAAGGCATAAAACCGTTGTCATGTTTGTGAGTTCCTTTACATCCTATTTCTAGTGCCTTTTTTTCTGCTGCTTTTTCTTTTCTAAAGATATCGGGCTTTATCATACTCATTTTTAACTATAAATACAACAAAGAAAGTATTTATCTTAAAAAAGGGAATGGCAGGTCAGAGTATTAATAGTTATAACTCCAAAAGATTTAAGGTTAAGTTGGATACCAGTGAGTATTTTGATATTACTTTGGTATCTGATGAGAGCAACTATGACAGTGAAGTTGTTTTTTCAGATAAAGTCATTGCATATGATGATGGTAATCGTTTACCAATTAATTTTGATTTAACTCAATTGAATACAACTACGAAACCAAACCTTTACTGGAATGTCGCAAATACAGCAAACACTTTTACATCTTTAAATTATTATAACCCTAATAATGTCGATTTATCTTGTTATACAGGATTCACTGGTATTTGTGATGCAGGTCTTACAATGATTGATGTAGGTATGTTTGATAAGATATCGGGTAATACATTATATTACTCTATGGGTGTTTTTCCAAGTAAAACTCACGACCCACTATATCACGATAGGAGAATGAAATTACACCCTGTAAATACATTTGCCAAAAACCCAAACCAAAGATTTACGGGTAAAACAAAAGAAACTGTTTATAATATTGTTAACAAAATAGATAGTTCTGTAGGTTACTACCAAGAATTATATGGTGGATTCTTTCAAGGATTTTATAAATTACATGGTTACGACTATGAAATTTTCCCTGAGAGAGTAAACAAAGGTTGGTCAATGGAAACACTTATCAAACCCCGACAGTACGATGAATATGAATTAAGTGATAATCAAGAATATCTTAATGATGTTTATTCAGGTAATTCGGGTACATTCTTTTTTCTTGGTACCCGCTCTGAAAATAAATTTTACCATAAAGCTACAGGTATACCTGTAATTTACAATGGTTTGTTTATCTGTGGTTCAAATGAAGTGATTAGTAGTGCATCTGTCGAAGACTATAAAAGGGTTACCGCTGGATTAGTTAGTTGTTTTAAAACTTGTGGTAGTATCACCATATACCCTAATAAGGAGTCTGACCCCGTACTTGATTTATTATCAAATGCCGTTTCACTACGATTAAGTGGTGACCCAAAAAATCCTAAATTATGTGTCAAATATATAAAATATACTGGTAGTTGTATTACAACAGGAACATGTGAAAATACAGGGACAACATACTCATCAGGGTATTGTATTAATGAGATATGTTCGACATCAGGTATATACGATGTTTGTGGATACCCGATTAACGAGTCTGAAAAAACTAAAGAAAGGTGGGTTATGTTATCTGCCGTTTTTGAAAGATATAGGTACTTAGAAAATTGTGATTTATTAAATGTCGGTGGATTAGGTGATATTCGTACCGAAACATATACGGCATCGACTGCTGGTGACACTGTTAAACTAATAGGTCCAAGTGGTGCTAACGATGAAAAAGTTGGTAATATTAAATGGTCACAAAAATGGTTGGATGAGGTAAGTGATAGACGTGGTTCTTTAAAATTATACGTAAACGGATATTTGTTTATGATTATTGAAGATTTTGAAGAAATTATACCACATGAATTAAACACTGAGAAAGAAAAACAAATAGGTGTACCATATACGATTTCATGGGGTGGTGGTACACAAGGTTTAAGAGAGAGTTTAATACCGACATCTTGTACTAACATAAACGGACTATATATACAAGACCCTGAATGTATGCCAAATGAAATGATTTCAGGTACAACATATGAGCCAATACTTGTCACTAATATTGAGATGGAACCTAATTTTGGTGGAACTTTTATGGGTGGGATTTCTAAAATGAGATTTTACACAGAACCATTAAACTCACCACAGGTACAACATAATTTTAGAGTTGAAAGAGACGCATATAATTTATTTGATTTTTGGTGTCCTAATTGTTTAGAAATATTATCGGAGTGTTTCTTCGATTTCAACATTGATTTGAATGCTTGTGATTTTGATTTCATTATGAATGATGTGTCATGTAATTTTGGTTTTGATGTTGTCGATGAAGGTTGTGCATTTGGATTTGATGTTGTAGATACTGATTGTGGTGTAGGATTCAGTGTTTCCAATTCTAACTGTGATGTTGGTATTGAAGTTAATGATTAATTAAATGTATTTATAATCTGTGGAGTTTTTTATAAAAAAGAATAGTACGTTACCTAAACTACAAGTTGAGGTTCTAAATGAATCAAGAAATGGTTACAACCAACTTGACCCACTTATCTATGCATCCACTGTTACCTTTTCAATGCAGGATGTCGAAACAGGTATTTATAAGATTGCTAATTCAAAAGCACAAGTATTACCAAATAAAGATGATTCAGGTTACATCTTATCTTATCAATTCTCTAAAAAGAATACTAATAAAAACGGTAGTTACAATGGTTTTTTCACAATAACTAATGAAAGGGGAGTATACCGAATACCGATAGAGAGTAGTTTATTTATTACGGTTGCGGAATCATTTGCCGACTCTGAAATGTGTTGTCGTAGAAATAAGATATCAAATCAAATATCACTTACTGACACACACAGTAGTGGTTCTGTAATTTCTGATTACGCAGCCAACGCAACATACCCTGTGGATACTGAAGTGAATATCACCTTTAAAAATGTACTTTTAATGGTTGATGGTCGTCAAATAGTTAATGAAGTTAAATTAACCATAAATAAGGGTGAGAAAAATGCCACATATAAAATTATAAGCCCATACAATTATAATTTAATTACTGGTGAAAGTTACTATGAAGATATTAAAGTTGACAATATAAGTTCTTCAGGTAAATATAGGTTTGTGGTTGAGCCAAAGTCTAACTTTGATACTACGATTACTCCGACACCAACATCTACACCTTCACCAACACCAACGGTAACTCCGACAACATCAATCACACCCACATCCACTTTACAAATCACATCAACACCAACAGTTACAAAAACAATTGGTATAACACCTTCCATTTCTGTTAGTCTTACTCAGACACCAACTATTAGTAAAAGCCCAACTGTTACACCTACATCGACTATAGATGTTACCCCAACAGCAACAAATACACCAAACCCTACGGA